GTTTGATACTTTCATAATTTAACCCCTTTAAAAAGTTTATATTGTTAAAAGATTTTAACAGTATTTAAAATAATAGACAAGATAAAAAAACCCTTATCTATCAAGTAATTAATAATTAATAGGATTTATAAAGCGTTTATTAAAAATTAATTTCAAATGGCACTAATTAAAATGCCATTCAAGATTAATTATTTTGCAAATGATTTTAAATAATCAGGATTTACTAAAGGTTCTGAATCTTCTTTATCTTTAGAATCAACATATATGTAATTACCATTTGCATCTTTTGCAGTGATAGTATTATGAGAATTCATCTCATATAAATAATATTGAGGTTCTGGATTATCTTCTAGCACCCTGGTTAAATATAAATCTTCATAAGTATCATTAGTATCTAATGAAACCTCTTTATCATTTAAAAGAGTATGAGAATAAGTCCAGCCATTAGCACCTTTATAATAAGCGTCAATTACTGTAATTTGGTCTTTAGGATAAAACATAATATAAACTCCTATCTAATTAATAAACTGTTAAATCAATTTAACATTAATATTTTAAACTAATGAGATAAAAAAGGTAAAAAAGATTGTAATTAATGATTTAAATTACTTATCATGATAAGTAAAACTTATCAACACAATCGCTTCAGAATCAATTAAAATGATATAGTTAATATGATAGTATCAAAAATAACTAAAGTTTGTTAAACTAGCTTTATGCAAGTTATAGAGCTATATAAGTAAAACTTATCAGCAGCAATTTATGATAAGTAAAATAAATTGGACAAGATAGAAAAATTATGAATGAAATTAATTCAGGTAAAATCAAGATTGTAGTAGATACGAATGAGAATCATTCGCATTTGCCAGTAAAAAAGAAAGTAGGAAGACCCGCACACCTTAAAACAGCGGATACCCAGAATCAGGTTTATAAATTATCTACAGTAGGTACTAGGTATGAAGATATTGCATTAGTCCTCGGTATATCAGATGACACACTAACAAAGTATTACAAGCCAGAGCTAGAGAAAGGTCGTATAGAAGCTAACGCAGCAGTTGCTGGGACATTATTTGAGAAAGCAAAGCAAGGCGATACTAGCAGTATGATATTTTGGTTAAAGACTAGAGCACAGTGGTCTGAAAAAAATACTACAGAATTAACTGGAGAAGGGGGTGCACCCATTAATATCAAAGTAGTAACAGGAATAGAATAAAAAACCCCAGTACACAAATTTTTTTTAGGAATAAATATGCCAAATTACAATGAAGAAGAAATGAGACTGCTAGCAAACCTATTAGGTAAACCAGCATTAAGTAATGCACAAATGGTGGGTGGCAGGGGTGCTCCTACACCTAATGAAACAGCAGCTATAATGGGAAGTATGGTAGCTCCATCAGGGGTAGCAAGTAGAGGTATGGATACTCCAAATGAAAGAGAGTTTCTAGCTAATGCTTTACAAAACCCTAACAGATTACCTATTCCCATGAATGAAAACAATATGCCTATGTTTAATACAGATGCAGAATATATGGAGTATTTAAATGAGTATGACCCAGCTATGTTTAATGAAATGCAAAACACTTATTACAATACAAGAGGAACAATGGGCGAAGAAAAAATAGAGCCTATGCAGTATATTAAAGGTTTACTAGGATTATAATTTAGGAGATTAATATGTGGTCATGGCACTGGTTCTGTGGTTGTCACTTTGGTTTTGAATGGTATCAAGACAGAAAAGTAGATGATTCTAAAAACAAAACTTATTTTAACTTTTTTATTATTGATGTAGGATGTTTACGCATACAGAAATGTGAACAAGTGGAAAATGTGTAATGAAACCAATGAAAAGACCAATGAGAAAAAGTCCGACCAAGAAAGGCAAGAAGAATTACGCAGATGGTTTGAATCTATAGGAGACTGTGTATGAGCTTATATAGAAATATAAATAAAAGAAAGAAAGCAGGCACTAGTAGACCTAAAAGCAAATCTACTATATCTAAATCAGCGTATGCAAATATGAAAGCTGGTTTTCCAAAGAAGAAAAAGAAAAAAGCTAAAGCATAATGGTAGCAAAAAAGAAAGTAAACCTATCTGTTGGTAGAGGTGAAAAGCGTTCTGTTAAACAGGGTGCAGGACTAACAGCAAAAGGTAGAGCAAAATATAATCGTGCAACTGGCAGCAAATTAAAAGCACCAGTCACAGGTAAAGTTAAAGCAGGTAGCAAGGCAGCAAAAAGAAGAAAGTCTTTCTGTGCTAGAAGTAAAGGCTGGACAGGTGAACGCGGCAAGGCAGCACGAGCCAGATGGAAGTGTTAGACAAAGCAGCAAGAAATAAAATAGCCAGTAAAATCTGGAGAGCTAATAACCCAGATAAGATACGCAACAAGAATTACAAAGATAGATACGGCATTACATTAGATGATTACAATGCTATGCTAAAAAAACAAAAACATAGATGTTACTTATGTGGTAGTCACAATGATGACACCAAGTTATATGTAGACCACTGCCATACAAAAAAGACAGTAAGAAAGTTATTATGTCAATACTGTAATACTGGATTAGGTCAGTTTAGAGACAATATAAAAGTAATGAAGAAAGCAGTGGAGTATTTAAAACAATTTAAATAGGGTAACGACCTCGTAAGAGAGTTACAATAAGATGGCTAAACAAATAACAACAGGCTATATACCAAGAGCACCACAAAAAGAAATACACAAGATGGTTAAAGATAATCGTTTTAGTGTCGTGGTTGCTCATAGGCGGATGGGTAAAACAGTTTGTGCTATTAACCAACTGATACATAGTGCACTCAACTGTGATAAGCCTAATCCTAGATTTGCTTATGTAGCACCAACATACAATCAAGCTAAAAGAATTGCATGGGACTACCTGCTAGAATATACAAGACCATTAGAAGCTAAAGCCAACATTGCTGAACTGCGTGTAGACTTTATGGGCAGAAGGATAAACTTGTATGGGGCAGATAACCCTGACAGTCTGCGTGGAATCTACCTAGATGGGTGCGTTCTTGATGAAATTGGGAACATTAATCCTACACTATTCACAGAGATTGTCAGACCTGCACTAGCAGACCGACTCGGCTACTGCGTAGCAATGGGTACACCGAAAGGACAGAATCACTTTAAAGACTTGAGAGATAGAGGGTCAAGAAGTGAGGGTTGGGAATTATTAGAATTTAAATCTTCTGAAACAGGTATTGTTGATAAGAATGAGTTACTCGCTGCTAAAGCAGAAATGGGTGACGATAAGTATGCTCAAGAATTTGAGTGTAGTTTTAACGCTCCAGTAGAAGGTGCATATTACTCATCTATTATTAATGATATAGAAGAACAAAATCATATTATAGACATTCCTAAAGACGAACTAGCAAGGACATATACTGGCTGGGATTTAGGTATGTCAGACTCTACTAGCATTTGGGTAGCACAGGTAGTTAATAAAGAAATAAGACTCATAGATTTTGTAGAAAATCATGGTGTAGGTCTTGATTACTATGTAAATTGGCTGCGAGAACATGACTATATGTACGCAACACACATACTACCTCATGATGTCGCTGTAAGAGAATTAGGCACAGGCAAATCAAGAAAAGAGATGTTAGAAGAAGCAGGTTTAAACATTACAGTTGCAACCAAGCTATCAGTAATGGATGGCATTGCCGCAGCAAGAAAAATATTACCACGCTGCTGGTTTGATAAAGATAAAACAAAACAAGGATTAGATGCAATACGGAACTATCGTAGAGTATTTGATGAAAAAAGAAATGTATTTCATGATAGACCTTTCCATGATTGGGCATCACACGCATCTGATGCGTTTAGATACCTAGCAGTTGGTATGGATGAGTCCCCTATGGAAGCATGGACAAAACCACTAGAGATAAACACTTCATGGATAGTATAAATGGCATACGATAAAGAAAATATGAATAGCAAGGAAGATAATGTAGAACTTGCTAACCTAATAGATTCGCATATTAACGACTCATTAGGTTTTATAGAGACTGAAACATCTCAAGACAGACAGACAGCACTAGAGTATTATTTGCGTGAACCTTATGGTAACGAAGTAGAAGGTCGCTCACAAATAGTAACAGGTGAAGTGGCTGAAGTAGTAGATGGTGCACTGCCACAAATTATGAAAGTCTTTACTAGCAGTAATAAAGCTGTAGAGTTTGAGCCAGTTAATGAAGGTGATGGTGCTCTAGCAGAACAAATGACTGCCTATGCTAATCACATATTCTATAAAGACAACAATGGCTTTGAAATCATGCACGACTGGTTTAAAGATGCACTGTTGCAAAAAGTAGGTGTTGTAAAAGCCTATTGGAATGATAAGAAGAATACCACAACAGAAAAGTATCAGAATCTAACAGAAGATGAATTAACAATGATTATGCAAGACGAGGAAGTAGAAATCGTTGAGCAAGAAGAAGTAGAAGAAGTAATAGAGCAAGACCCACAACCAGCAGTAGACCCAATGACAGGTCAGCCTATGATGAACGAAGTAGGTGAGCCAGTGATGATGGATGTTCCACCTATTGTAAATGTTTACTACAATGTAAAATGCAAACGCACTAAAGACTATTCTAAAATTAAGATAGAGAATGTAGCTCCAGAAGAATTTTTAATTGATAAAAGAGCAACAACAATAGAAGATTCTGATTTTGTAGCACAAAGAAGTTTAGTTACTCGTTCAGATTTAGTAGCAATGGGGTATGACCCAAAAGTTGTTGAAACATTACCTATGGGTGATACATTAGATTTCACACCAGAGAGGGTAGCAAGATATGGTGCAGGTGAGCAACCTTTTAATACTAATGACTCTAATGAT